GACTGAAAAACAGTTCCGTCAGGAGTTTTTAGCCACATTTGAAACTGAGGACAATCGTGTAGCAGCACAGTTTAGTAGAGAAACACATGTGGTTGACACACCCAAAGACATCAACACAGATATCATTTACTGTGGCATGGACTTCAATGTCCAACCAATGACAGTGAGCATAGGTGTTCAAACCAGCAAAGAGTCAATGTTGATCATAGATGAACTGAATGTTTACAGTTCAAACACAGACGAAATAGCAGATGAGATACTAAATCGTTATCCACGCAGCAAGGTGTTTGTTTTCCCAGATCCAGCAGGTGCCCAAAGGAAAACCAGTGCAAATGGCATGACTGACCACAAGATACTTGAGAACAGAGGATTCATAGTAAAAGCACCAAGGCGACATGATCCAGTTAGGGACAGGATCAATGCTACCAATGCACGATTCCTCAATGCCAATGGTGATGTCAATCTTACTGTAACCAAAAACTGCAAATACACCATTGAGAGTTTGGACAAACACAGTTTCAAACCAGGCACAATGATCCCAGACAAAGACTCAGGCTATGACCACATGTTTGATGCACTCAGCTACATGATTGCATACCTATACCCAATACGCAAAAATATAGACACGGTGCAAACACCACAAAGATGGGGACATGCCATAAGATAACGGTGTTTTGCAGCCCAGTTTCGCTGAAAGCGCTAAATACACTTGATATATCATAAAAATACTACAGTTTGCACCAGCAAAAGGATATCCTAATGACAACAGCAATAGACACAATCATCAATGATGCTGGCCAGTTCTTATCAGGTAACAACATCTACAGTCAATACAAAGATCAATGGCAGTACATGTTAGAAAGTTACACAGGCGGGGACGAATATCGCCAAGCAGGACATTTAACCAAATATGTAAACGAAAGTGTAGGTGAATACAACGCTCGTTTGTTAACCACACCACTGCAAAACCACTGCAACAGTGTTATCTCAGTTTACAACAGTTTCCTTTTTAGGAACCCCCCACACAGGAACTATGGCAGCATTGAAAGATTGCCTGAACTGGAACAGTTCTTGTATGATGCGGACATGGATGGACGCAGTTTCAACAGTTTCATGAAAGATGTGGCAACACAAGCCAGCATTTTTGGTGCCTGTTGGGTAGTGGTAGCCAAACCCAATATTGGAGCAAACACCAGGATTGATGAAATGACACAGGGTATTAGACCCTATGTGAACATTCTTTCGCCATTGGTGGTATTGGACTGGAGTTGGAAACGCAACATCAATGGCAGTTACAGTTTGGATTATTTCAAATACATTGAAGATGTCAATGGCGAAATAACCACCTGCAAAGAGTGGACTGAGGATGAGATAAAAACCACAATCATTGACACAGAAGAAAATGCCATAAGAGAGACCTACACTGAAATCAACGGATTGGGCAAGATACCAGCTGTGATAGCATACAACAAACGCAGCATCATCAGAGGCATAGGAATCAGTGACATTGCTGACATTGCTGATGCACAAAAATACATCTACAATGCTCTCAGTGAAATAGAGCAAAGCATTAGATTGGATAGCCACCCCAGTCTTGTAAAAACTCCAGACACCAATGCAGGTGTTGGAGCAGGTGCTGTCATACACATACCTGACAACCTAGATCCTGGATTAAAACCTTATGTTTTAGACTTTGCAGGTGCCAGCGTTGAAAAGATATTGGCTACCATACAAGAAACTGTTGCCAGCATTGACAAAATGGCCAACACAGGTGCAGTTAGAGCAACACAAAGCAGCACAATGAGCGGTGTTGCAATGGAAACAGAGTTCCAGTTGTTGAACGCAAGACTCAGTGAAAAAGGCGATGCACTGGAACTGGCAGAAGAACAGATATGGCGTCTGTGGGCAGAATACCAAGGATATAGTTGGGATGGCATAGTTGAATATCCAGACAGTTTCAATCTGCGTGATGTGCAAAATGACTTGGATCTCTTTCTCAAAGCCAGCACTGCAAACATCAACAGTGAAACATATCGCAGGGGTCTTGCCAAGCAGATTGCCACAACTGTGATAGATGACGAAACACTGCATCCTAAGATCAGTGCGGAAATAGATCGTGCACCCTCAGGTGATTATTCAAGCATGGGTGAAGAGATGACAGTTGAACCACATGAAATGACAAACCCAAACACAGGTGAAACACGCATGGTAATGGATTATGAGGAACACGAAACCCTCACCAGTCAAGGATGGATTAACACTTAATGGCAACCCAAGGTGAAATAAACAGTCATGACAGATTGTTGAGAACTTTGGCAACCACTTTCAGTAGGGGTCTAACACCACTGTTGGTACAGGTGTTTGATGAACTCAGTGCAAATCCAAACCCAGACAGGATCACCATACAAGGTTACTTTCAACCCGTAAGAGATTGGGTCCGTGAAATGCGTGTGGATCTTGAAACCATAGCCACTGCCAACCGTGAGATGAACAGTGCTGTGATTGATCCTGCACTAACTGTGAATCTTGAACCAGCACTGGGCGAAACAGTTGCAAGGATGACTGCGGCAGTTGATGATGAAGCAAATCGTGTTATGGCAACACTGGGATTGGGCGCTGCCGTAGGTGTTATCACAGTGGAAACCATAAGACAGTTGAGGCGCAGCATTCCAGCAATACGCCGTAGATTGGAAATACAGTATGCCATGGCAACTAGGAGTTTTGATGCCGCTGTTACACTGCTGAGAGGTAGAAACACACAAAAACCACTGAGATATAGATACAGCGGTGGCATCGTAGCAGAAAGCAGACCTTTCTGTAGACAACATGCAGGTGATGTGCTCACTGAGGCAGAGATACGCAGGATATGGAGCAGTCAAACATGGGCAGGAAAACAACCAGGCGATCCTTTTGTGGTTCGTGGTGGTTATAACTGTAGACATCAATGGATACCAGTAGAGGGAGAATAAACATGCCAAAATACACTAAAAAACGCAAAGGCAAAAAGTACGGAAAATAGGGTTTATTTTTACCGTTATTTTTCAAAAAGGTAAATAACAAACAACAAGTTACTCAATAGGAGGTTTCGCAACATGAGCGATGAAATCATGGACACAGGCACTGATACTGTTAACAATCAGGAACAAGCAGCTAAAACCTACACTCAAGAAGAGTTTGACCGTCATATGGCAGGATTGAAAAAAAGCCTTGCAAACAAATATGAGCGTCAATACGAAGAGTTAGGCAGTATAGACGAACTACGACAGCTTAAAACTGAATCTGAAAAACGCAGGCAGGAAGAGCAAATCAAGCGTGGTGAGTTTGAAAAGACACTGCAAGAACTAGCTGCAAAAAAAGATGATGAGATCCGCAAAAGAGATCAAGTTATCACGGAGTATAAAGTAACAGCACCATTGCTTGATGCTGCCGCAAAATATCGTGCAGTTGCCCCAGAGCAAGTTCGCACATTGTTAAATGGCAGTGTTAGACTAGGTGAAACAGGTGAAGTAGAAGTAGTAGGCCAAGACGGCAGTGTGAGATATGATGACAGTGGTAAACCAATCACTGTTGATGATTTGGTAAGAGAGTTTCTTGATACCAACCCACACTTTGTCCAAGCAGGTGCCAGCACTACAAATACCAAAACATCTGTGAATACTCCAGGTCCAAAGGGCGATTTTGATCTAAACAGTTTGGATCTAACCAAGCCTGAGGACAGACAACGATATCAAGAGGCCCGTAGAAAAGGTCTTATCTGAGCCAAATACTAAGGAGAATATATTATGGCAAACTCAGCATATACATCAGGTTTTAACACTGATGCTCTTTTTGTTCCTGCCCTAGCCGCAACAGTATACGCTGCACATGAAAACAGCCTGTTCTTGGGTGGACAAATGATTCCTGTGGTTAACGCACCAAACGGTGTTCTGCAGGTACCAGAACTAGCAAATGTTAGTGCTACAAAACTAACAGCTGAAGCAGCACCAGGTGTTGACATTGACACAGTGCTTTCAGCAGACACAAAAAACACTATCTCAGCAAACCTATACGCAGCTCGTTCAGTTGTTCGTGACTTGGGCAATGTTGATCCAAACGAGATTGGTAGAGTTCTTGGTAACAGCGTAAGCGCAAGTTTTGACGCAGATGTTGCAACCACACTTGCTACTTTGACTGCTGGTACAACTGGTGGTACAACAAAACTAGACGACATTTTTGGTGCTGTAGGTGCAATCCGCGGTGCAAAAGAAATGGGCCCACTCTTTGGTGTGGTCAGTGCTGACCTTTACGGCGATGTAATGAGTGCTATTGGTTCAACTGCATACGCAGGTGGCGAAGCATTCCAAGGTGCTGCACTTCGTTCAGGCCTATTAGGTGCTATTGCTGGCGTTCCAATGTTCGTCACAAGTTACCTAAGTGAAGGTATTGCAATCTTTGGACAAGACGCAATGCGTATTGGCATGCAGAAAAATGTAGACCTAGAGAT